GTATTGGCTGCCTGCCGTCTGCGCGGTTTCCTCGGTCTGCGCGTTCTGTGGTGCGCTCTGCACAATCTGTTCGGTCTGCGCGGCCTGCATGGTCTGCGCATCCTGTGCGTTCGGTGCAATCTGTACGTTCGGCTCTGCCTGTGCGCTCTGCGCGGCCTGCCCGTTCTGTGCAGCCTGTTCGGTCTGCGTGTCCTGTTCGGTCGGCTCTGTCTGTGCGGCCTCTTCTTGGGTGGAATAGGCTTCCGGGTTGCTCAGCCGCTCCCGCGCTTCCTCCAGCGCCGCCATCCGTTCGGCAATTTCGTCTGTGCGCGCCATCAGCTGGGCGATGGTGTCCTCGTCCATCCCCATGTCCTGCGCGTCGCTTAGCCCGCTCAGCGCCTCGGTGAATTCGTTTTGCAGCGCTTCGTCCTGGGCGGTGAGCGCCTCCAGCTCGCTGTCGATTCCCGCTGCCCGCGCCTGCCGGTCTTCGCTCAGCGCCTCTCTGGCCGCTTCCTGTTCGCGCCTGATCGCCTGCCGCGCTTCCTGCCGGGCGTCCTGCACCCGGCGGTCAATGGCCGTGTCCGCGTCGTCCTTGCGGTGCTCAGCCATCGCCGTCTGTTCGGCGTAGTCCTTCTTCGCTTTCGCGTAGGCCATCGCCGCGTCGCTCAGTTCCTGTGCCGCCAGCGCGTCCCCTTCGCCGTTTTCAATCGCCGTCTGCTTTTCCTCGATGATCTGCGCCGTCGCTTCCATCGTCCGCGCGGCTTCCTGCGCTTTCCCTTCGTGGCGCTGTGCGTCCGCCTGGGCGTGCCGCGCCGCGCTGAGGCTTCCATGCTCGTCTTTGCCGCTGACCAGTTCCTCGGCGGTCGCCTGGCTTTCCTTCTGCTGTTCGGCGTAGCTGTCAAGCAGCGCGCACGCCTGCTCGTCGCCCAGCGTTTCGGTGACTTCTTTAATGACCTGCTGCACGTCGTCGCGCTTGCCGCTCATCAGATCGTGAGCCGCCTGCACGCCCCTCAGCGAACCGACCGCCGCGCCCGTCGCGCCGGAAAGCGAAAACATCACCGCGCCGATGGCGTTTTCCACTGCGCCGCTGACCACGCCCTCCGCCGCGCCTTTCACGTCGAGATTTTGGGGGTTCAACATGTTCAGCGCCAGTTTCAGCCCGTCCGTAAACGTGATCTCTTCGCCGGCATCCAGCTTGCGATAGATTTCGCCCAGCGCATTGTCCGTCCAGTTTGCGCCCAGCCCCTCGAAAAATTCATCGTCTACGACTTCGTTAAATTCATTCTGAATAAACGCTTTGCCGAACGCCCGAATGGCTGCAAGCCCCTTGCATGCGCCCGCCGGATTGCGCACGATGACGTTTTTCGCCGCTTCACTGAGCGTGCTCATGCCCGTGAGCTGGCCGATGATCTTGTCCGTCGTGCCGATGTTCGCCGCGCAGTCAATGCCCGTGTTCACCGCCGCCAGATGCTTGGCGGCATTGATGCTGTATCCCTTTTGCAGGTATTCGTCAAAATTGTTTTTGAACCCGACGACGCTGTAACCCGTCGCGAATCCCGCAAGGTTGTTGCCTGTAAGCAGCGTGGCGGCCGTCGATACGCCTGCCGATACCGCATTGTAGGTCATGCTCTCCACGCGCCCGAACCATTTGTATTCGTCCTGCGTCGCGTTTTCGCGCATGTATCCCTTCAGCGTGGCGATGTCGCGTCGGGCTTCCGCGCTGTTTTTGAGAAAATCCCCTTCAAAATCCAGCGGGTCGATGCCCAGCTGATACACGTCCGCCGCGCTGGCCAGCGCTTTTTTGAGCGCCTCGGCGTAGTTCTCGTCCAGCGTTCCGCTGTCAAGCGCCGCCTGAATGTCCTTTTTGTATTGCGTCCGGCCATATGCGCCGTATTCGTTCTGATATCGGTTCTGAATCCGCGACGCGTTGCGCGTCACCATGATCTGAGAATAACCCACGTACAGGCTGTCCTTAAAGTCCAGATACCATTGTTCGCCGCCTGCCCGAATGCCTGCCCCCAGCGTGTAGCCTGCGCCGACGCCCTGCCCAAACGGCGCTTCAAGCGCCGTCATTTCTTCCTCCGTGATGCTCGCGCCCTGTCGGCTGATCCGGCTTGCTGCCCGTTCGCAGAGCGCGTCCATGTCAAGCCCGCCCGTTTTCTGGTAGTATTCATCCAGCGTCAGGCCGAGGGCATGAGCAGTTTGGGCGTCTTCCTCCAGCAGCGCGCCCATCTGCCCGTTCAGCGCGCTTTCATATGCCGCCGTGTCCGTCACGCCCTGCGCATCGAGGTTCAGCTTTACGCTGCCTGCCTCAAAGGGACTGACCGCGTTTTTGCCCGCGCCCGGCCTGAAATAGTCGTCCACCGCCGCCAGCCGCCCGACATAGCCCATGTCCGCGTTCAACTCGTCCTGATCTACCTGTGCGTTCTCGCGCACCAGCGTCAGTTGTTCTTCGCTCGCCGTCCCATTCAGCGCCGCTTCCCGCGCGTCGCTGAGCGCCTGTGCGTTTTCTTCCTCGCGTGCCCTTCGCATCTCCGCCTTGTCGGCAAGCAGCTCGTCCCGCGCCGCATAGATGCTCTCAAGCTCGTCCATGGCCTGTTCGTCCGTGGTCAGCAGGCGCTCCATCAGCGGCAGCTCTGTGTCGCCGCCCAGCGTGCCCGCCTGCTCCATCTTTTCCGCCTGAGAAGCCCATGCGACCATCTGCGCCAATACGTCGCCGCGCAATTCCGCCGGGAACGAATCGCTCTGCATCGCGTCGTACAGCGTCTTGATTTTCTGTCCCTGCGCAGCGATGCTTCCGTAGGTCACCATTTCGGCCATGTCGTTGCCGACCAGCACGCGCCTGCTGTCTTCTTCGGTCAGCGTGCCGATCATCCGCCGGGCGTAGGCGCTTCCCTCCAGCATTCTGTCCAGCTCGTCCTTGCCCGCGCCCTCGATGCTGTCATACTCGCCGCTGAGCAGCGCCCCCGCCGCTTCCCCGACCGTCTGCGTCTCTTTCTTCCCGCTTTGTCCCGCAGCGCTATCCCCAACCTCCCCTTTTGAGGGAATGGGGCTCGCCGCAGCGGTGGAAGGGTGACTCACCCACTCTTCAAAGCTCATCCCGCCCTGAGAGACGATCTTCTCTTCCGGGGTCATCTCCTTTTGCTGAACAGGGCCTTGAACCTCTTTGGGCGTTTCGTCGTAATAGGCCGCCTGTGCCTCGTGCAGCGCTTCGCCGTATTCGTCAAGCCATTGCTTCTCTCCCTCCAGCTCCTTCGGCGTGCCCTGCTTCGAGGCCAGCACCAGATGATCCGGGTCGGCTTCCGCAACGCTCTTGCCGCCCTTCACCGCCTCGGCCACGCAGTCGTAGTATGCGTCCAGCTCTTCCGGGGTCAGCACGCTGCCGTCTTCCCGAATCGGCGTCATCTGCGCCATGAAGCCGTCTTCCGGCGCGCCGTATCCGGTCGTCAGCACGGTGGAAACGCCGCCCGGCTCGGTGTAGTCGCCCCAGCCCGCCTCCTTCATCGTTTCATAGCTCACCTGCGGGCGATGGGTCAGATCGACGTTTCCGCCGTTTTCTTCGCCGCCGAACTGCGCCTGCATGGCCTCGCCGCGCTTCTCCTTGTCCGTCTGCGCCGCGTCGTCAGGGGTTTTTCCAAAAAGTCCGCTCACAAACTGCGAAAGCCCGTCTCCCGCTTTGGCCAGAAAGCCGCGCTTTTCGCCTTCTTCGGTTTCCTGCTCCCTGTCATCCGCTTCAATCGCGGTATCGTCAGCGCTGGCGGAAGGCGTCGCCGTCCCCGTAATCCCCTGATAGGCCTTGTCCAGCGCCGCCGTCAGCTGCGCTTTGGCGTATGCGCTGTATTTGCTTTCCTCGATCTTCTGCCGCGCGTCCAGATAGTTCTGCGCATCCTCCTGCCTGTGCGCCCCATCACCGTAAAACAGGCTCTGATAGTCGTCCGTCTTCTCCCTGTATTCGCTCTTCGTCAAATTCGCGCTTTCCAGAAAATCCCCTACGCCGTCCGTGCTCTCGCCGTAAAAGCGGCTGCCCGGCGTCTCGGTCAGCGTTTTGTAGAGCTTCTGTCCCTTCGCGCGCAGATCGTCGTCCGCAATCGAGTTGATGCCGCGCACCACCGTCGCCGGGTCGGCCGTGTTCACGTTGATGCTCTGCCCGTCAAACCCCATCAGGTTCAGCCCCGAAAGTTCCTGCATCGCGTCCGTGCGCGTCTTCGCAAGCGCCGCTTCCTTGACTTTGTTCTTCCCCGTCTCGCTGACAGGCTGCGCAAACAGGCGCGTGCCCAGCAGATCTTCCGCGCCGGAGAGCACCGTTTCGCTGTCCTGCTTGCTGTATTTCGCCCAGTCCTTGAGAAATTCCGCTTTCGTCGTTTCGTCGTGCAGCGTGGAGGCAAAATAGGCCGCCTGTTCGTTGCTCTTGATCGAAGAGAAATCGACGCTGATATCGTTGTAGCCCGTATCCGCTTTCGGGTTGCCCGGTGCCATGCCGTCCCGCGCCGCCATTTCCGCGTCATAGTCCGCGATAATCTGCGCGTCCGTCTTTTTCGCCGTCTGCTCAAACGGGTTCGTCGGGTGCTCGGCTACAACGTGGTGCTTCGTCGCCTGCATCGCCGCCGCCGTGTTTTTGGCGTAGTCGCGCCCTTCGACGACGGCGGCTTCCTGCTCGCTCATCGCCTGCCGCGCCTGTTCTTCCTCTTCTCTCTTTCTGCCCAGTCCCAATCGTGCCATATTCTGCCCTCCTGTGCTTTATCGCGTCTGACCGTATGTTTTGGATCTGCCGCCGCCCCTGTTGGTATAGGTGACGCTCGTCGAGTGGCTCGAACCCTCGGTGTGCTGTTCGCCCGTCGTGTCGGTCGTGCCGCTGGTCTGCTGGCTGCCCGTCGTCTGCTGACCCATCGCCGCAGAAATCGCCGTCAGGTAGTTGCTGTTCCATTCCTTGCGCTGGTTTTCTTTCAGTTCCTGCACCTTCGCCGCCAGCTGACTGGCGAAATCCGTGTTCAATCGTCCCTGTGTCTGGCTGTTCTGCTGCGCCGCCTGCGTGATCTGCTGCTGAATCTGCCCGCTCTGCCGCGTGCTCTCGTCCGTCAGCTGCTGCACCGCCTTGGCCAGCGCGTCGCCCTGGTTGGCCAGCGTTTGCAGCGTGTAGCTGCTTCTGCCCATGCCTCGATTCAGCGCCGCCGTTTCGACGTTCGCGGCGCTCTTCCTGTATGCCGTGTTCTGTTCGTCGATGGCGCGCGTCAGGCTGGCCGCAAGGTTTTCAAGTTCCTGCTCCTTGCTCAGCTTCGTGGTTTCATAGTTCTGCCGGCTTTCCTCCAGCGCCGCGTTGAGCTGCGGCCGCAGCAGGTTTTCCGCAAACTGGTTGATTTCCTCGTCGGTCATGTTGCGCGCCAGACCGCCGAGAATCTGGTTCATCAGGTCGCTGTCCAGCAGCTTTTTGGTTGTGCTCTGGCTGTCGCTCCTGCTCTGGCTTTGGCTGTGCTCTTTGCTTTTGCTGTCCGATTTCGAGCTTGTATCCGTCTCCGTGATCGAAGATACCCTCAGCGCCATGTTCTCACTTCCCTTCCAGCGCGTCTAAACGCTTTTTGATCTTCTCGATTTCCGCGTCCTTGAGCCTGTCCGCGTTCCAGCTGGCCGTACAGAAATCGCGCAGAAACAGCGCGATGTTCTTCACGTACCCCGCCAGCGTCCCGCCTGTCTCCTGCGGAACCCTCGGCTGCTTAAATGCCATATTACTCCCTCAGTCTCACTTTGTTCGACAGCTCCCTCAAAGAGGGAGCTCTTTTATGCACTCATACGAATTCTTTGCAAGATTTCTTAAAGCCGCTCCTTGCCTCCCTCTTAGAGGGACGTTCCTGCATCGTCGCCGCCTGTGGCGGATTCAGACGATGTAGAACGCCGAAGGTTGGCATCCCGAAGGGATGACGGAAGGAGTCATACTTCATCCAGCGAATATTCCACCTGCACCCCGCCATAGATCCGCCATCCCGCCGCCTTGGCGTGGCTGTGCAGTTTCAGCTTCATCCGCACGCCGCTCACCTGAATCTTCACCCGGTAATCCGTCCGCCGCTTTTTGAGCAGCACGACGCGCGTCTTCTCCCGCCTTTCGGTGAGGATCGTCACCTCAAGCGGCACGTCGTCCGCGTCCGCGTCGGCGGTCAGGCGCAGCACAAAGTCCCGCTTCATGTAGGCCTTGCCCAGATCGAGCCACGGCGTTTCCCACAGGCTTTCCATCGGCACGCCCAGATAGCTCCCGCTGTCCGGGTCGCCGTAGGAGAGCACCTCGTACGGCGCGTCGGCCTGCGTGAAATACACCTTCCCGCCGACGGCGAAAAAGTCCTTGACGCGCATGCCCTTGCGAATCATAAACGTCCCGCGCTCCGTGTCGTACTCGATCACCGTGTTGTTTTCGCTCAGCACGTCGCCTTCTTTTTCCTTCACGCACAGCGCCAGATAGTAGATGTGTTCGTTCACGCAGCTTCTCGCCGTGCCGTCCATCCCATCCATCCGCATGCGCATCGTCTCATACAGCGCGTCGCGGCTGAGCATCCGCAGCGTGCTTCCGTCGTAAAGGCCGATGCCGCTCTGCGTCAGGTAAAACATGCTCGTCCTGTCCGTCTGAA